TTCAATGAGCGTATTAAGGTTTTCAACTTCTTTGGTAAGTGCGTTGATGTCGTTGACATTATGCAGAGCATTATCCTTTAGGAATGCAGGTTGTTCAGCAGGCATGGGTGCTTGCTGAACTTGCGCTTGGAGTTCTTGGTTCTCAGCAAGCAATGCATGTTTCTGTGCGGTTAGTTTCCCAAACCTTTTAATTGCAGAAGCATTGAGATGCTTGGCTAATTCCTTTGACTCCTCCTCGGATAATGAATCCAAATCCAGGTCTTTAAACTTTGAAAGAACATCTGAAGACTGTACGGGCGGCTCATCTGATTCCTCTTCTGATTCATCCGGCACTTCAGCAGACTGATCCGAAGGTTCTTCTTCTTCCGTAGATTCTTCTGCAACGGGTTCTGATTCCTCTTCGGTTGTGGTTTCGGTTTCCTCGCTTTGGCGTTTCTGCATCAAACTTGATGCGAGTTCTGCCATTGTGAGATTCCCTTCACCAGACGTTAAACTATCTTCAACAGAATTTTCGGAGGATTCTGAGACAACCTCTTCAGTTAATGTTTCCATAAGATCAAGGCATAAATTGCCTAGTGTAGCAAAATGTAATACAAACGACTACAAAGAGCAACAAAAAACCCCCGCGCCCTTACCCCACAAAGGACACGGGGGTGAATAACTATGAACCAATATTAACAACAAGAAAAGTTATAGTTTATAAAAAGTGTCTAGTTCCTCATCAATTGCTTCGAGCTTACCGCACATCATGTAATGTCTGTTTGTGCTATCGATAATTGCAGGAGTCTGTAATTGCCGGATTACTTCTTCCCTCATTGCTTCACGCATGGCAATGTATTGCTTGAAGTGCGGGTCATTCTTTAAAGTAGCTAATGCTTGAATTGCTTCTTCCGGGTCAATCTCGTGGTAGGTCTTTTTCTTGCGTGGACTCATTGGGTAGGTTTTGTCATTTCGCAAATGTGCGATTCACAATTCTCGTTGCAGATCGGACACATTACTTGCGCCTTTTCTTTGCAGTCTTGGCTGCCTTCTTAAATGCTTTGGCAGTGGGTGCGCCTTTTGATCCGGGCTTTCTCATCTTCTCACCACTACCTTTTTTTATACGCTTTCTTTTTGCGTGTATATTTTTGTATAGACTCATATTACCATTTTTTACAACTCCAATAGCCAGCAGTTAATTTAGACTTTTTCTCATCGCATTTATGTCTTGCTCGGAAGGACTTACGCCTGGCGGGAATGTTCTTCTTGATCGACATATTAGGATCTCCGAACCGAACAAGGCGCACCTTATCACCCTCTTTAGCAAGAACAGCAAACTTCTTGGACTTGCCTGGTGTTCGCTTAGGAGAATTATATTTAGAGAATTTTTCACCACGATAGTTAATCATTTCTTTTTACGTTTTGTGACTTTACGCATTTTCTTACGTCCTTTCATTGTGCATTCCTCCATTTTATGTGTTCTGTATCTGCTGCGGAATACCTAACATAGTATCCACGTTTTAAAATTTTCTTTGATGCCCATGCTAGATGTGCAAGTGATTGGACTAATATCATTGCATACTCAGGTGCATCATTACCCTCAAACTCATCCACGTTTTCATCTTCTGGATGGTCAGGATGGAAACCAATAATCCATGTCCCTTCATGCTCCTTGTTCTGTACATCTACCCATTCATCAAACTCCTCGGCACTCATCTTACTCCAATCTGTCCAGGCAACCACTTCCACTTCATCATCCACAGGTGGATTGTTTTTCTTTATCCGTGTGGCAAGAGATAAGTCATCAGTAACGTGTATCTTTACCTTATCCTTTTTCCATGCTTGTTTAGCATAGGGGCAGGGTGGAAGTTGTTGAAAATTTTCGCTCGGCACTTCAAGCACCTCTTTACTCCAGCATCTAATTTCTTCCTTAATTAGATCGGATAGTATCATGCAACTGCTGCTCCTGTTGTTCCAAATTGCGTGGGTGCTGCTCCCAATCTGCCAATTTCAGCGTTTTGTTTTTGCTGAATAGCGAATTGTCGTTGTTGTAAATACCCGTTAATCCGCTCCTGTAATGCCGGATCTTGTTGAACTTTTTGTGCTACATCTGGTTGTTGTAACCATTGTTGGAACACTTGCAGTTTCATCTCGTGTGCATCGTTGGGTTTAACATTGGGAGGTACACCTGCAAAGATTTCTGCAATGGTTTGTCTTTCCTCATCCATTGCTTTCTGCGAGGCAGTTTCTTTCGGAAGCATGACGCTTTCCGCAGCACCCGGTAAAATCTGTCCAACTGCAATTTGTAATAATCTCTCGGTGTCCAGCGTGCCATTCTTGTCCAACATACCACCCAACTCAGCAATTGCTTTTGTACGTTCAAGCATTTGTTCTGGGTCTTGTGTGGCTGCATCAAACTGCATGTAAAAATCAAATCGTTCTCCAGCATTGCCCTTCGCATATTTCTGCATGTCCTGCATACCTGTGACACGGAAGTATTCTTCGTCTGGGCCATACTGCTGGTAAAGGGAATACACTTGATCAAGCACAAGCTTTAAGTGATGGAATACTTTGTCTATCACTTCCTGTTGCTTCATTTGTGCTTCCACAGGATTTACTCCTGGTGCGTTTCTACCAAAATATCTGTCTGCTTGTTCCTGTATGTATCTGCGAAGTTCTACATTAACTGCTGATCCACGGGGAGTGTCTGCAAACTGCACCTCGTTTTGCGTGCGGTATGGGACGCGCACACCTGGCCCCCATTTGCTTGGACTACGTCCAATCGGATGGAGGAGTGGTGGCAAAGTTGTTAATGATTGCGAATCAATCGCAGCATCTGTTTCGACCTTGAGTACCTGCTGCAAGCTTTCGATAAGCTCTGGGTATGACCTTGACGAGTACAGTTTTTTGTCTGTTTTTTCAAGAGTGGTAACTACAAATGGGTATTGCCCATGCGCATAATCAAGAAGTTGGTGCTTGGCATAAAGATCAGAAATATTGGCATGGTAGATCGTACAGTAAATACCAGGTACATTATCCTCATCCAATAATCTTTGATAACAGTACACAATTCTAACAAGGCTATTGTCATCTGTTCTGGTAAATTCATCATTCTCCCGTAATTGGTAGATATTCTCATCTGTGTCCTCACCTTGTCCTGCAAGTTCGATGGCAGCATCCACGAATTCTTCCGACCAATTTTCTGTGCTAATTTTAGCTTTTAATTGCTGGGGAGTCATGGACACCACATGGAACATGTATGGTGCTTCCTGTGGATCAATGGCATAGCTAGGCCAAAAAACATCCTCATCTGGTGCAAGTGCTTTAATCTTGGGTCTGCTCACAACCTGACGGGTGACAGGTACTGTTGTTTCTCCATCCTTACGCATTTCCTTCAACATTGCCCGTGCCTTGGACTTGCTAATGTCAAACTGAGTTTTAAGTGCTTCACTTAATTCCTCGTCCATACTGCCATCTTGGATTGCTCCGGCAATCTGTGGAAGGACTTGGGCAATCTCTTCAAGCTTAATGGTCTGTTGTTGCTTGAGTTCTTGGTTCTCGTACCAAGCATAGTGAACCATCATTCCCTTTTCAAAAAGATGATTTAATCCAAGTTCAATCTCAGGGTAGAACTCCTGCATCTTTGAGTTGATTAACCAGCGTAAAAACATGCTGACCACATTTGCACGCTCCACATCATTTGATTCTGTAGGAGTGGCAATTATGTGACCTCTGCGGATTGCATTCATTGACATTGCAACTCGGCAATTAATCAATTCATCGCACATCCTTTGCTCTTGATCACTTGCCCCTTCCCAAGGGAATACCTCACCTGTTGAATGCTGGCTTGAGTGCTTCTTAAAGTCATCACTCTTACCTGCCCACAAGCAATTACGGACATCGTAATCTCGTTGTCTGCGGTCTAACCACTCACCTAAATCGCTCTGTGTACGCTTGTACGCTTCACTAAGATAAGCAATGTCAGGCTCTTTGCTGACGTATAAAAGTTCTGGGTCGCTTGCTGAAAGCATAGTAGTGTAGCATAAAACTACATTAGCTACCTTATGTAGTCAATTAATAACTTCCACCACCTGTCACTTGCATGTCTCGGTCAGTGATGTAATCCGCACCACTAACAAATAAATAACGCAGGCAGTCAATCTGGTCAGAGAAGTAATCACTCTTACTTTCTCCAGCATATTCAAGCATGGAAGAGATTGTATTCTCGCAATGATCAGAGAAGTAAAGTTTGGGACAATTCTTGTCTGTCATGGGTTCTGTATCATCCCAACTCAATGCATCATTGATCTTGGCAATACCAGAGTCTATGGACACACCTGGTGCAGCACGCATCACAAATCCCATGTTACTCATTGTGTTGATTATATTACTTTCTCCCTCCTTTGTACGCACTGTGGCTGCACCCATGCGCGGGTCAACTATTCGCTCAAATATCTCCTCACCTTCCTCCTGTGCTTCAAAATAGGATAAGTAGTCTGAGTACCCCCAACCTAGAGGACGTTGTCCAGGGCCAGGTTTACCCACTGCTTTACCAGCACCATTGATGTGTGGAATTGCCCATGATCCCATCGTACTGTCTGGGAACTCACGATAGATGTATATTCTGCCATCCTTCATTACACCTGCCCATAATCCAACCCACGGTTTACTACCACCCGGATCGCAGATAAAGTAACGTGTTACATTTGCAGATGGGTCTGCAATAAATGGTATCTTACTATGTTCAATTACATTTGTCTCACGCTGGAATTTTGGAAATTTTCCTTCAAAGCTTTTGCTTGGTATACCATATAATCGAGCAAGCTTTACCTCCTGTGGTTGCTTGGAATATGTGCGGATAAGTTCCTTGTAATCCACAAAAGGACTCATCTCGCTCCAAAAATAATATATGCGACAGTCAGGCCAATTCGCAGATACTTGTTCCAAGGGTAATTCCTTATCCAATAACGCACTATACTTTGACCTGACTGTCGTAGCTCCTTTCAATAAACTGTTTACGAGTGGTGTGTATCCTTGAAGGGTGGTAAATGTTAAAATTACGCGCCCATGATAGTCTACTGTTCGACCACCTACTAAAGTCTCAAAAATATTCTGTGGGCATTCTTCATCCATGTGAATGCAATGTGCAGACCAGCCCTCAAAGATTTGTGGGTCTGCCATGTACTGCCTGTAATTATTAAAGTATATCGTACTCCCACGCTCGGCATCTGGTGTGGTGGGTGGTAAGATTGCTTTCCCGGCATTAAATCCATTCTTCTGGGTATATTGTAAGCTATGATTCTCACTCTTCTTCTTGCTTCTCTTGTACCTTGCCGGAAGCGAGTCCCATATATAACGCTGAGAATCCGATATACTACGCTCCTCACTGACATGCATGGAACGTATCTCTGCTTCTGGTATGTTCTGTGCCAAGTGGACAAGCAAGCGAGAAGCAAAGGTGGTTTTGGATGATCTGTTACCACCCAAGCAAACATGGATTTTTGTATCCTTCCAATTGTCCATGACTCTACGCCACCCAGGAAGAGTCCAACCCCATTCGATTGGATCTTCCTTCTCGCTGTTTGGTTGATCAAGGAGCAAGCGTGTAAGTGTTTCTGCTCGTACAGGATCTTGTACAGTTAGCTTGTCTATCTCCTCATCTGATAATGCACATTGTAACTCGCCCTTTACATACTTAAAGTCATCTGTCCAAGGCACGCCAAAGCGTGCGTCTATTTCGTCAGCATAGGTTATTTTACCCACGATTTAGTATCTCAATACCTACGATGATTGCAGCTTCGAGCGTTTCCGTGCCGAGTTTTTCTTCAACTGTCCATCCTTCAAAATCCGTGCCAACGTCTCTGGGCTCAATGGTACACGTTTTGGCCCTAGCTTTCTCAAGTCGCACCTCGGTAATTCTGCAACTGATTTGGATATCGCTCGTCCGTAACGTCTCCAAAAGATCGGATTGTATCCCGGTGGCACTTTCACTTGGCATTGCGTGTCTGCTCTTCCATGACTTGCTTTTCCAGCTCCGCAACTCTCCGCTTCAATACAATATTCTCATTGCTTAAACGCTGTACCCATTGAGGCCAATTCTCCACCTTCTCACCTGTGGGCTTGTAGATATTCATTCATCGTCCTCCTCTAAATCCATGTCACATTCAAACTCAATGACTTCTTCATCATAGTACTCCTGTGCTGCTTGCACCATACACTCCACGATTTCTTCATCATCCAGGTCAGATTCCTCTGACCAGCGATGAATCATATTCTTAAATTCATGGTAACACTGTTTTTTTGCTTCGCTCATTTTTAAAATTAAACTTTCCTTTGCTTGGCATTTTGCGTGGACGTGTGGTGCGATACACCTTGCCATCCTCGTTTATTGCCAATTGGTTCTTGTTCCAAAATCTGTGCCAACCATCATTCACTTCTCTTGCGGTGAGCGGGACATCAATTCCTTCCATAAAGTAGTCCATGCTAGTTCTGCTGTTTGGGGGACAACTCCATTCCCCAAGAGCCTAAGTCTGTCCACCCTGTGCTGAGTCCCATTAGTTGCTCCACCCATGAAGGATTGAGCTTCGGTGACCCGTGGTTCTTCCCACTCGTATTGCTCTTCTCCTGGTCTTGCAGGCCAGCGTGTATCTTCGCTTCCTCCGCTAGTATCTTGCCCCCCGTTCCGGGCTTGCGACTGCCTGGGTTGCCTGCTCGTGGGGTTGGCCAATTCTGCTCCTTGTAAATATCGCAAGTCTTCTTGTCCACTTGCTCCCGTAGATTGCTCGGACGCTTCCTGCCCTTTCTCGCTCCGCTCGCAATCTTTTCCACTCCCTCCGCTGATCGAGTCTCCATGTAGTCCATCGTGTTTGGTGTTGCCCAATTCATCTGATTCAAGTCTCTCCCCAAGCACTTCTGATTGCTCTCCTTCGCAGTTCTCGCTCCCTCGATGTGGTCGCTTGCTTGTGGAGTTGCCCAATTGTCCATCACCTTCGTGGTTAACCACTCTTGTGAACCTTTCGCATTTGGATTGTTGCGATGGCGATTTGCTTTTTCCTCGCTCGCTTGCGGAGTAGGCCAAGATGAACACTCGTTTCCTTTGGTGTGGAGCGCCAACTTCTTCCGCTGAGAATATGCCCCACGCGCATCTGTAACCTCTTTGTTCCAAGTCTCTAAGGACATACTTGAGTACCGATTCTCCATCTGCGGTTTTTGCTGAGATGATGCCGGGAACGTTTTCAAAGAAACAGTATTTTGGACGCATAGCGCTAACTCCATTTGCGATCCAAGGCCAGAGGTGTCTGGGGTCTTCAGTTGCCTGTCGTTTCCCAGCGCTAGAGAAGGGTTGACAGGGAAAACCTGCTGACAAGATGGTAGTTTTTCCACGTAATTCTCGAAATGGAAATTGCTTGAGATCCGTGAACACAGGACACGCATCCAATTGTCCCGCTTCCATTTTCGCAATAAGGTTGGCAATTGCGTAGGCTTCGATCTCACAGTGAGCGATAGTTCGTAAATTTGGAATAACTCTTTCAAGTCCTCTGCCGATTCCATCGTAGCCGGAACACAAAGAGATGTAGGTAGGAATACCAGGGGCTTCATCAAACATTCTACCTTTGGGATTGTTCCCATCCCTGTTGCTCAGTCTCTATATTACCTTCCTCACTCTCTTCATCATCATGCTCGTCCAAGCAATCGTACTCCCAATCATCATCTATCATATCAATCTGTCCCTTCCATCGTATTTGCCTTCCAAGGTGTACATATCCCCAGACTCACGCTTCACCTTGACCATACTGCCCAAGGAAAATGTCCCCGGCTTCGCACGAAACTTGCCATGTGTACCATCTGGAAATTCTATAAAGCGAAGGTATGGATTCTTAGGTAGCAGGTAAACCTTTGCACTAAGTACTCGATCCATACTCTGCTTAATCATCCCTTCCTTTATCGCACGCCTTTCCTCCTTCGCATTCTCTTCCTTCTGCTTGCTCTCCATGTCCAAGAGTAAAGCAACCATCTTCTTGCTCAGTCGCTTGCCACTAAATGCCAATCTCACAGTAATCGGTTTTACACCAACCAACTGACTAAACTCCGTGTAATTCATACACGCTTCCTTCAGTATCCCTTTCCCACGTTCCGTATCCATTTGTAGCCTTATGTAGTCTTACACTTGACAATGCAAGTATTTTCTGAAAAAAAGTAAAATATACCATGCCTAAGCAATACAAACGAAGAGCAAGAAAACCTGGTTCTGTACGTGGATTCTGTGATGATATGACAAAAAATAATATAATTAATTCAGCTGCCAAGATTGCAGCAAAACAATCAAACGGGAAAAAAGAAGCAGAGATCCTAATGAAACAAGATCCAGAACTTCGTCAGTCAATCAGCAACTTCCTACGCTATCGATTAGACATGACAGAACAGGAGTTCCTTAACCAAGTAAACTCCAAGCTCTCCAACATGGTAGCAGACTCTCTAAACACTCTACACAACAAGCTGGATGAAATACCTCCACAAAATCTTGCCTATGCAGTCGCAGTACTCATGGATAAGTTCCTCACAGTCTCCGGCAGACCATCAAATATAACTGCATCCGCAAATGTGACTCTCGGTGCATCAGATATGTCGCCTGATCAGGTACGCTCAATCCTAAAGGGGGCAACTAAACAAGTGAAAAAACAACCTACCAAAGCATCAGAAGATAAAGTCACCGATATCACACCAGATGACAACCAAGCTGAATAAGCAAATTATTGCTCTACGTAGAAAAGGATATTCCTACTCGCAAATCATTAAGGTACTGAAATGCTCGAAATCAACAGTATCCTACGCACTACGCAAAAAGACTCGCTTACTCGCAAAGCAAAAAAACGATAACCAACCATCACACTATAAAAAAATACAAAACAAACTATATACCTTTAAAAATCCAAGAATCAGAAAAACTCCCACGCCCATCTGGTATCTCAATCCTACACCAAGGCAAATAACCAAATCCATTTCCACAAAAGCACATACCTTTCAACGTAGAATGTCATTCAATTATAAAGATGTATATAAAAAATATGGTGACACTTTCTCATGCGCACTTACAGGTAGACCACTCAAATTTAATGAGCCACATACCTATGAATATGATCATATCATGCCTCACTCACGGGGTGGGGATAACTCACTCTCTAATCTCCAAATACTCTGCCCGGAAGCAAACCAGGCAAAAGGTATGATGACAGATGATGAATTTAAGGATCTATGCAAAGAAGTTATTATCCATGCAGGATATAAAATCTATAAACCTCTAGATATGTAATCTTTTCTTGTTGTATGCAGGTATTGTGGCGGGGTTTCTTGATTGTCCCTGGTTATATTCATCGCCTGCTTGGTAACCACATAAAAGCCAAGCACCTCTCTTTTAAACTACAAACAAATACCCTCGGAAACGAGGCCATGCAGTACGGGGGGTAGGAGGGCATGGAGGGATGACTTGCGTGGGTGTATGATAGCGTACCACCCCATCATAACCATGTGCAAACATAGCCCCACTCTGGGGGCATTATTGCAAAAAAAGTTATGCGGGGGGTGATAATAATATAGAAAGAACGCAAGCGCGCAGGCGCGCCC